ATGATTTACGGATATCAAGAAATGACGGAAAGCAAGGGAAGAGCATTGCGGGGCGACTTCCTTATCGCTACGTCATCGCTTCCTGGCAGCAAGCGATGCAGGTGGCTGCATTATGCCATTATGCCCTTCTTGTGTCAGGCCCTGAAGGGGAGAGAGGATTACAACGAGGAACATCCGCAGCGCACTGAACTACCGCTCGCCGCTGCGCAATTGCGCTTACTTGACCACCTGATTGCATTTGACTAGACCAAGCATTTGCATCGGATCTGAGACCGGCAGAGAACGACCAATAGCTAGCTTTGAAGGGCAGTTTGTAATCCCGGACACCGATTTAGGCGACAATCCTTGCCGTGAGAGAGGTGTCTGATGAGCAAGCAACGACGTACGTTTTCCGCCGAGTTCAAGCGAGAGGCCGCGCCCCTGGTGTTGGACCAAGGCTACAGCCATATCGACGCCTGCCGTTCGCTGGGTCGGCCTTGCGCCGTTGGGTGAAACAGCTCCAGCAGGAGCGCGACGGCGTGACCCCGAAGAGCAAGGCGCTCGCCCCAGAACAGCAGAAGATCCAGGAGCTGGAGGCTCGGATCAACCGGCTGGAGCGGGAGAAAGCGATCCTAAAAAAGGCTACCGCTCTCTTGATGTCGGACAAACTCGATAGTCGGTGGAAGTGGTCTGTTCAGCTTTCGATGTGGCGCGGTCTTGCTACTACGTCCACCGTCTTCGACGTCGTCGGGTCGATGCGCGCCGCGTTGATGCGTGAGCTGGGCCTGGTCAGCAAGCAACCGGGCTCGCACGCCTATAGACAGGCCATGGTTGAGCGGCCGGATATCCCGAATCGGCTGAACCGCGAGTTCGCGGTCCAGCGTCCCAATCAGGTGTGGTGTGGCGACATCATGTACATCTGGGCGCAAGGCCGCTGGCATTACTTGGCGGCGGTGCTGGATCTGCAGGCACGGCGGGTGATCGGCTGGGCGTTCTCGGCCAAGCCGGATGCCGAGCTGGTGATCAAGGCCCTGGACATGGCCTACGAACAGCGCGGCAAGCCACAATAGGTGCTGTTCCATTCGGATTCAGCCAGTTACGCCAGCCGCTTGTTCCGGCAGCGACTGTGGCGCTACCGGATGCAGCAGAGCATAAGCCGCCGGGGGAACTGCTGGGACAATTCGCCGATGGAGCGTCTGTTCCGCAGCCTGAAGTCGGAATGGGTCCCGCCGACTGGCTACCTGACGGCGCAGGAAGTCCAGCGGTACCACCTGCGGTGGCCGAAGAAAAACTCAACCCACTGTCCGGGATGGGTTGACCACTACAAACGGTGTTCACCGATTTCATCGTTCGGAACGCATCGTCTCTCAAGGGCAAGCTGTGGCAGTCAACGAGCGCAGACTGGTCGCTGCAACAGTATCTTCTGAGCTCCACCAGTATCAGTAATGACGTGCTCAAAATATTGCTCGATGGCGTCGTGCTTCAAGACCTATCAATGATAAAAGCAGCGCTACCTGAAGGGCGGTGGGTCATGCTGGTAGCCTCATCATTTCTGCCATACAGCTCGGAAGTCAGGGAGATCGTACTGAATACTTGCCCACATCTCGAAGGCCAGTACCTGGTTGAACGGTGGGATCTAGCAAAGGCAGAGATCGATATCAGTTCTCTCCAGCTCGACTCGATGCTCACTCTGAGCAAAAGCAAAGCGCTGCCACTCACACAGAAAATTCAGATGTGGTCAGGGCTTAGCCTAGAGACGATTGAAAGCAAACCGGAAGCGGTTCCAGAGCTCGGCCGTGTATCTATGCTGGCCAATAAAGCTGGCGAAAGGTTTGCTGATCCGCTGATGCCTGTGCTGCGACATCTGGTTCGCAACGCGAGCCTAACCTCGGAGCAGCGCTCTGAAATGCTGACACAATGTCTTCCTGGGATGAAGTGGCCGGAGGTTGCCGCAGCTCTAGGGTTGCTCGACGATGAGGACTTCAAAACCGTGAGCGCGAAGGTCAAGAAGATCAAGGTAAGAAACACCGAGTCAAACCGGAGGTTAGTCAACGAGATGAGATCTGAGGGGTACTTGGCAAGGGTGACCTCAGAGGACGACGTCATCATCGCAACCACCAGGCCCTCGGCAATGACATCTGAGGACGCCTGAGCGTTGAAGGTAGCAGCTTAGCGACCACCGTACAGCGCCAGATCGGGCTTGATGCTGACCTGCGTGGGAACAACTCGACCCTCGCACATGGCTTCTCTGGCTGTTCGTAAAAGCAGCATGGACGAGGGGAGTGCTGACGTAAATCGAAGGGCTGTTCTGTGCCAACAGGTAGGCGATTCTGGAGCTCTACCGTAGATACAAACCAACGCGATAGCCCCTTAGCCTTGACGCTTTAGGACTGAATCATCCTGGCTTCTAACATAGCATTTAATTTAACATAATATACATTATGCGAAGCCAGGACTCACAACGTGCGGGGTGAGCGGCTGCCATCAGCAACAACGGTCACGCGGGTTCCCTGCTGCTGAGGCTGCGGCTGAAACGAATGCGGGGTCTGCACCTGCGCACCGGTCGCGGCGGACGCTGCGCTACGCTGGCTGCCGCCGCTCGCGGTGCTTGTCGCATCCATCACAGTCGATACGGCCCCTCGGCCCGTCCAGAACGTCACACGCTCGCCGTCGATGTCGCAATACAAATCGGGCGTCTGTTCGAAGAACCGGCATTTCTCAATCGGCCAGAACCGCGTGCGGCCACCTTCGGACACCAGCACCACGCGTGACGTCTTGCTGATCGGTCGATCCGGCTCCGCGTTGTAACCATCCTTCGACGGCCACGCCTCAGCCCGGCCCAGGCCGGCATGCACATAGCCGGCAATCCGCCAGATCGCAGACGGCACCGGCCCATTCGACGACGTGCCATAGACCGCTTGCATCGCACGCCCCGCGGGAGCCGCAACTGGCTGCGCCTGTTCAACGACCTTAGTCGCGGGAGTCGGCGCTGACGCTTGCTTGGGCTGCGGTGGCGTGAAGAACCGGACGACCCCGGGAATGCCGACCGACAAACAGACCACGATCAGCCCAACAAGCCCCCAGAAGCCCCAGGATCGCAAGAACGAGCCACGGGTATCGGCCTTCGACTCATCGCCCACACCGCCCGTTTCAGACTGCGTAGCTGACTTGTAGTAACGGTAAACGTCAGGCTTGAAACGCCCGGCCGTGCTGCGAAGCAGCTTCGACTTCGGCGGGCTGTCGCCCTTGGCCACGCCGTTGTAGATATCGACCCGGAACATGGTCTTCGACTTCTTGACCATCCGGTACGTCGTTTCGACCAACAGGGTGGCCCAGCTGGCGAGCTGGTCGAGGTCCTGAGTCACCATCACAACCCGCATCGACCGGTTTTTCTTGTCTACGCGGTGTCGATGCTCGGCCAACAGCTTCTTGTCGGCCATCGGCGCATCGTTGGTTTTCTGGCCCTTCGGCCAGCGCCGCCAGAGTTCGTCGAGGACCAGGACCGAACCAGGCGGCGCAAAGTCGGCCAAGTCTTCACGCTCAAACCAGTCTTCCGGCAGTTGTTCAATAGTCCCGCCAAAATCCATCAGTAACATATCGACTTCGAGCGGAATATTAGTCACTACATGCCGGTCTTGTTTCAGTGACGGGATAATTACGTGCTCGACAACGCCATAACTTTTACCGTGCCCAGGCTTGCCCACATATGCATCAATCGCCATACATCACCTCAACCGATAATCGGGATACGCCGGAGGATGAATCGCAGCAGATACGCGCCCAGGACCATGGTCACGCCTGGACCAATCTGAAATGCATTGGCGAAATACACCACCGACGGCGGTATTGACTGGAACGCGTTACCTGCCTGCGCAAAGAAATCCGGCACCGGCAGCCACTGGAAGAACTTCACAATACCGGAGACAAGCTTGTGAAACACATACTCAGGTAGAACAGGAAGAAGCTCCCAAAAATAATCAAACGCATCTTGCGCCCACTTAAAGAAGTCTTCGATAGCCTTAAGTGCGCGCTGAAAGAAATCTGTCGCCGTTTGAATCAGTTGTTTGATAGCACTAAGAATGCCTTCCATACATCACCTCACGCAGACAGGAACACGCGAACAGACAGCAGCGCCCAAAACGCCAAGAACACGGCTTTCAAGATCGGCTCAATCTGAGCCCACAAGGAGCAGTGCGAATCGAACATCACACTCTTCCCGAACAGTTCAACGCTCTGAACTGGACAACTTCCCCCGGTCGGAAACGTGATCTTGCCCAGGGCCTGACCAATCGGGGCTTTCTTGATATCCGTCCAAGCCTTTTGCAGCGACTCGTCAAAGCCCGGAACCTTGTCCGTGCCAAACGGGTTGTTCTTCACGAACGCGCAACTATCGTCCTTACAGCCACCTTCCAGGCCAGTGCCGCCACCGGTACCACCGCCCTCCCCTGAGCCGTCACCGCCACCAGTGCCGCCACCCGTCCCACCGCCATCACCATCGCCGCCACCACCCGTTCCAGGCGTGCCGCCACCATCGCCACCGCCACCGCCACCGGTACCGCCATCACCGCCGCCACCCGTACCGCCATCGCTGCCACCATCACCACCACCGCCAGTGCCGCCACCACCGGTTCCCCCATCGCCACCACCATCACCCGGATTCGTCGGGTCAGTGGGGTCAGTCGGCGTCTTGACGCACGTCGTGCCGGACCAGCTATACCCAGCCGGACAGCCAGGGTCGTTCGGATCAGACGGCGGTTCATTCGGGTCAGTCGGCGGAGTACTGTTCAGCGACGGCCCGGTCATTCCAGGGTTGTTAGTGTCGGCTGGACACGTGGCGCCAGTACTTCGAAGCGAGTAATTGCAGAACCCCTCATTCGTCGAGCCAGTGACGAAATAACAACTCGTAGTCTTCGATGAATCCGCAGAATAAGCGCACCCGTTCTTACAGCCTGCCGGCGGACTACTTATAACTTGATTCCTGCCGCCAACCTGAACAACTGGAGACGGCGGACTACTGAACAAGTCATACAATCCTTCAATGCAGTCATTCGGCTTTTCCGGCTCCGGAGGCTTACACATGGCGACACCCGTAGTCAGATCAAGATCACTGCCTTCAGGACACTTATCCCCCTTCAAATAAACAGTCGTATTAAAAAGAACCCAATCACCAGAACGAACCACACAATAGAAAACCTTGCCCGCCTCACTTGGATTTGACGAAGGCTCCATAACAAAAACCCGCCCTGGATCGCGAGATATACCAGTGAAATAAAGATCGCAACCCGCCGAGGGCGACGAAACTTTCTTATCAAAATAACCCATGTACCAATAATACTCTTCCGCACTTACAGAAGAAGAAACTAGCACCAACAACAATAACAACCTGCGCATACTTACCACCTCGAAAAGATCGCCCAGGAACACGCAGCGCCAATAACAAAGAACGCGAACTCATATAAATCCGCCATCGATCAAACTCCCCTGCCAGAAACAAAAAGGGGCGACCGAAGCCGCCCCATCGAACCGCCCTCCTCGATCAGCTCCGCAGGAAGCCCAGGACCATGCGAGCGCCCTTGATGCCGGCATACACAGTGGCCAGCAGCGCAGCGACGGCCAGGACGCTGGTCGCGATGGTCGAGAAATCGACATCAGAGGTCAGCGAGCTGTAGTCCCAGCCAGCGGCCGAGGCGGATTGCGAGACGACCAGGGCAGCGCCTACTGCAACGGCGGAACCACCACGAACGAACAGTTTTTTCAGGTTTTTCATAGACTTACTCCTTAAGCTCTTTTAATGAAGTCGAGTACGGCCTTGACGCCCAGGGCGCCGACAAGGACCGTCGCGACAAGACCGAACCCGACCGAGAACGCCTGGCCCAAGGCCACGGTGTCCAACGTCGACGGGTCGAACTGCTCCGACACCTGGGTCAAGACCCACATGCCCGAACACAGGGGCGCCCCATCCGGCGCAATCGAGATGGAGCCATCGCAGGACAGGGCGGAAATCACAGGAAAGCCGCCATCGTGTCAGTCCAGCCCCACAGATAGCCCGTGGCGAGGCCTACAGCGAACATCGAGAGATAACGCAGCATGGCGGCCACCTATCAGCTAGCGGCTTGAACAGGCGCCTTTGCGGCAGCCGGAGATGCAACGCGGCGAGCTTGGCGCGGATCAACTTCGAACCACAGTCGGTCATCTTTCACGCGACAAGTAATGTCGCACTCATAATGACCAGCAGGCAGAATTTCATTCTGCTTAGCTGCGTAGTATTCGAAGCGCTGCGGATAAGGAATACCCGGCAAATGCCCGAAGGCTTCACACATATGGTACTCATTGCCAGCTTTGGAATTACCCGAGCGAACAACGCCAGTGGTTTCGATACGGATAGTCAGTGCATTAGCCATTGTTGGTTTCTCCGGCTGTCGGTTTAGTAGCGAGCGTGCCGGCAAAGATAGACATTACTGAGTTCGTGACAGCCTGAACTTTGCCGTAACTTTCATTCCAAAGCTGGGCGCTTATGACCCGTTCAACTTCGGAGCGAAGTTTCTGGAATTGGGATTCACTCATTCGAATACATCCCCCAAATAAAGAGTGCCTTTCTTGCTGCTGATCAACTTAGAACGATTCGCCTTATTGAAATCCTCAGCGGCCTGCACTTGCTCAGCCGGAGTTCTGGATGAAAGAACTTTCTCCAGATCATTCATAACGCTACCCTCGGTTCTGAGATTGCGCAGACGCTGTTGCATCTCCTGGCGGGAGCTAACTCGACCGCCGAAGTAAAAATCGAAGCCAGACTTCATACAGCCACCTGACGGGCCGATTTATGAATCAGCCCCCTTTCAAAGAAGAAGTTCGGAATGGCCGCAGGCTTAGCCTCAAGAATCCGAATCATCGGCACAACATTGCTATCGTCGCGGCGATCACAACGAATATTGATATCTATGCCATAACCAAGAAGAACCTGACGATGACGATAATAAGTAGCCTTCGCTACCAAATTTGAAATGTCATGCCCCTGCTTCCAGAGCATGTAAGTGCCGAGCACCTTGCTCGGTATTTTCATCATTTGCTCGGAATTAAGTTCTATTTGCTCTGACATATCCAGTTCCCCGATGAAATCACGGTAGAGCTTCCAAAGAACCGTGGGGGTGAGTTGAGAGGCATATTCAAGGTTCAGCGCCTTGAGTTTCTTTGAGCGCAACCGAAGTTCAACGCGAAGCTTGTTATCTATCCACTGATAGATTTCGGGATACTGGTGAAACTCTTCCGGCAACTTGTGCGAACCACCGGAAGTTATTTCATCGGCCTTGCAATAACAAACAATCGACCAATGACTTGAGCCTTTGCCGAAAGTTAGAGTCCCGCGATTGTTTACCGGACGACCATGGCGTGACTTACATTTGAACTCGCCCGCACGCAGCCAGGCTCGAACATCGGCCCGGCTTGGAAGTTCGAACATTCGGTTGTAATCGACGCGAGTGACGCGGTACTGCCCTGCCCTGACCTTCTGACGCTCAAAGTCAGTCGGCTCAAGGCCCACCAGGGCGCAGAGGCGTTGAAAAGCATCCCAGACGAGGGCAACGAGATCACAGGAACCAACAAGGTTATGTCCTTGCAACCACTTGCTTGGGTTGCCGTCGATGTACAGATGAGTCGCGTTGCCCTGCCCGTCCCCGCCTACGCTCCGGATATGGATCGTCGAGTCATGGGAGCCACGGACCAGCATCTTGCGCGGGGTTTCCCAAGCAACCGTGCCGTCAGCCTCGATACAGACCACCGCCCCACTGCTCAAAGGCGCGTGGTGCAGTTCGATCATGGCCGCGATCCAGTCGATCATCCCTAGAAACCTGTCAAGACGCATATATGAGCCGCAAAGGTACAGAATCTTGCCTCAGGCAGTCAACAGCATCTTGGCTTTACAGGGTTGAGATATGATCCGGCACTTTTCACTGGGAGATAGGATCGATGCACGATGAGTCAGCGATGAGTGACGTAACCATGGCGATAGGCGAGAACATACGGAAAGCCAGAGAGCGCAAGGGCCTGAGGCAAGAGCAAGTCGCTGAAATGGCAGGCATTCCCCTGTCTACATACAAGAACTATGAGCATGGCAAACAGCCACCACCCGGCGACCGGATAGGAGCCATCGCACGAACCCTCGGGGTATCAGCTGATGAACTTGTGTTCGAAGAGAGCGAGCGCCAAGTTGCTGACGAGCTACGAGCCCTATTCAAGAGATTCGAAGTACTTCCGCCAGACCTGAAAACCCAAGCCAAAGTGGCAATTCGGGGCCTGCTAATGAGCTATGAAGTCGAGGCCCTCAAGCACGAGGGGTAGTCTCAAAATGAGACAAAAGTCGGGTATCACCTATACCCGACTTTTCAGCCCCGCCACCCTCGCCCACCACCACCAAAACCGCACCAGAGAGCGCGTAACGATGCGAGCAGAAAGAGACGACTTCCGGCCCGTCAGAAGAACAGCAGAGCGGCGACTGGCCTACGAGATAGCCCTAGGGATATGGCTGGGCGGAATGGCTCTAGGCCTCACATCGTTCGCACTGTGGTTCTTCGCGCTGAGCGCAATGGTCGGAGCACTGAAGTTCGGCTGAACAAAGTCGTAAGGGCGCCGCCCTTACTATCCCGCCCTTCGCCAGGGGGTCAGAGGGCAGGGGGAGAAAAGCTTCCCCCTACCCTATGACCGGAGGCTGTTTCAGGGGGTGCAACGTCAAGTGTTCGCTTCGCCCGGCGCTCCGTTCGACGCGACAAGTCGCGACGAGCCGGTGCGGCGGCACCTGACGGGGACAGTTCGGAGGGGTGGATAGAGGTACTGAATTCGAGCCCTGGACGAGCACCAGGACGCGCGAAAAGGTACCGAATTCATCAGCAGGCTCGACCAGGCCGGCGCCGATCTGCCCGCGACGAGGTACCAAATCAACGCTGACGCAAGCCCGCACTGCGGCGCAGTTCGTTCAACATCTCTTCACCGGTCATGCGCGGCTTGCTCGATGCCGGAGCGGCGAGCAGATCGCCCTGAGCGGTCTTTTCAAGCAGCAGCGCAGCAGCCGAGCGAGCGCCCTCGATCACCTGACTTGCCACTCGCAACCGCTCTTCAAGCTCGGCAATCTGCCGGTCGCGATGTTCCAGCTTCAGCAGAAGAGGCAAATACTCCTCAGCAGCACGCAGCACAGCCTTGGAGCCAGTGTTCTGGCCAGTACGACTCTTCAGCCGCTCGGCCAGATCGTCGTCAAAGTCGGGAAGTTTGATCAGCATGACAATCTCCTTTAGGTACCGATTTGCTCGCCCTGGTCGTGTTCGAGCTCGAAATAATGGTACCAAACGGAGAGTTCGGGCAAAAGCGAAAAGGTACCTTTTCTTTCACCTGGTCAACGCCGGCGCCGACGATTTCAGTACCAATCCAGCTTCAGGCGAGGTACCAGAATTTCGACCAGGTGCGGATCCGCAATCGACAAAATGGTACCAACCTAACGCCCTGCAGGATCCCGGCCGGCGTCGAGCTCGACACAAAGAGGTACCAAAAGGGTCGCATCGCATAATGGGGATTACGTGTAAATCCAGCGCCTGGGCTGCGCATTGTCCAGGCGCTGGACTCGCCCCCTGGGCGGCTTCGCTAACGTAATCCCATCGTCATTATGCGAAGCCAGAGGTTACAACGTGCGGGGCGAACGGCTGCCATCAGCAACAACGGTCACGCGGGTTCCCTGCTGCTGAGGCTGCGGCTGAAACGAATGCGGGGTCTGCACCTGCGCACCGGTCGCGGCGGACGCTGCGCTACGCTGGCTGCCGCCGCTCGCGGTGCTTGTCGCATCCATCACAGTCGATACGGCCCCTCGGCCCGTCCAGAACGTCACACGCTCGCCGTCGATGTCGCAATACAAATCGGGCGTCTGTTCGAAGAACCGGCATTTCTCAATCGGCCAGAACCGCGTGCGGCCACCTTCGGACACCAGCACCACGCGTGACGTCTTGCTGATCGGTCGATCCGGCTCAGCGTTGTAACCATCCTTCGACGGCCACGCCTCAGCCCGGCCCAGGCCGGCATGCACATAGCCGGCAATCCGCCAGATCGCAGACGGCACCGGCCCATTCGACGACGTGCCATAGACCGCTTGCATCGCGCGACCCGCAGGAGCCGCCACTGGCTGCGCCTGTTCAACGACCTTAGACGCGGGAGTCGGCGCTGACGCTTGCTTGGGCTGCGGCGGCGTGAAGAACCGGACGACGCCGGGAATGCCGACCGACAAACAGACCACGATCAGCCCAACCAGCCCCCAGAAGCCCCAGGATCGCCAGAACGAGCCCCGCGTATCGGCTTTGGACTCATCGCCCACAGCGCCCGTTTCGGACTGCGTAGCTGACTTGTAGTACCGGTAAACGTCAGGCTTGAAACGCCCGGCCGTGCTGCGAAGCAGCTTCGACTTCGGCGGGCTGTCGCCCTTGGCCACGCCGTTGTAGATATCGACCCGGAACATGGTCTTCGACTTCTTAACCATGCGGTACGTGGTTTCGACCAGCAGCACTGCCCAACTGGCGAGCTGGTCGAGGTCCTGGGTCACCATGACAACCCGCATCGACCGGTTTTTCTTGTCTACGCGGTGCCGATGCTCGGCCAACAGTTTCTTGTCGGCCATCGGCGCATCGTTGGTTTTCTGGCCCTTGGGCCAGCGCCGCCACAATTCGTCCAGCACCAGGACCGAACCAGGCGGCGCGAAATCGGCCAAGTCTTCACGCTCAAACCAGTCTTCCGGCAGTTGTTCAATAGTCCCGCCAAAGTCCATCAGCAACATATCGACTTCGAGCGGGATATTCGTCACAACATGCCGATCTTGTTTCAGCGACGGAATAATTACGTGTTCGACAACGCCATAACTTTTACCGTGCCCAGGCTTGCCTACATATGCATCAATGGCCATACATCACCTCAACCGATAATCGGGATACGCCGGAGAATGAAACGCAGCAGATACGCGCCCAGGACCATGGTCACGCCTGGACCAATCTGGAATGCATTGGCGAAATACACCACCGACGGCGGTATTGACTGAAACGCGTTACCTGCCTGCACAAAGAAATCAGGTACCGGCAACCACTGGAAGAACTTCACAATACCGGAGACAAGCCTGTGAAACACGTACTCAGGCAGGACAGGAAGAAGCTCCCAAAAATAATCAAACGCATCTTGCGCCCACTTAAAGAAGTCTTCGATTGCCTTAAGTGCGCGCTGAAAGAAATCGGTCGCCGTTTGAATCAGTTGTTTGATAGCACTAAGAATGCCTTCCATACATCACCTCACGCTGACAGGAACACACGAACAGACAGCAGCGCCCAAAACGCCAGGAACACCGCTTTCAAAATCGGCTCAATCTGAGACCACAAGTTACAGTGCGAATCGAACATCACACTCTTCCCGAACAGTTCAACGCTCTGAACTGGACAGCTTCCCCCGGTCGGAAACGTGATCTTGCCCAGGGCCTGGCCAATCGGGGCTTTCTTGATATCCGTCCAAGCCTTTTGCAGCGATTCGTCAAAGCCCGGAACCTTGTCCGTGCCAAACGGGTTGTTCTTCACGAACGCGCAACTATCGTCCTTACAGCCGCCTTCCAGGCCAGTTCCACCACCGGTACCACCGCCCTCCCCTGAGCCGTCACCGCCGCCAGTGCCACCACCCGTTCCGCCGCCATCACCATCGCCGCCACCCGTTCCAGGCGTGCCGCCACCATCACCACCGCCACCTGTGCCGCCATCGCCGCCACCATCACCACCACCGCCTGTGCCGCCATCGCCGCCACCGCCAGTACCGCCACCTCCGGTACCACCATCGCCGCCACCATCGCCCGGATTCGTCGGGTCAGTGGGGTCAGTCGGCGTCTTGACGCACGTCGTGCCGGACCAGCTATACCCAGCCGGACAGCCAGGGTCGTTCGGATCGGACGACGGTTCATTCGGATCAGTCGGCGGCGTGCTATTCAACGACGGCCCGGTCATTCCAGGGTTGTTAGTGTCGGCTGGACACGTGGCGCCAGTACTTCGCAGCGAGTAATTGCAGAACCCCTCATTCGTCGAGCCAGTGACGAAATAACAACTCGTAGTCTTCGATGAATCCGCAGAATAAGCGCACCCGTTCTTACAACCTGCCGGCGGACTACTTATAACTTGATTCCTGCCGCCAACCTGAACAACTGGAGACGGCGGACTACTGAACAAGTCATACAGCCCTTCAATACAGTCATTGGGCTTTTCCGGCTCCGGAGGCTTACACATGGCGACACCCGTAGTCAGATCAAGATCACTGCCTTCAGGACACTTATCCCCCTTCAAATAAACAGTCGTATTAAAAAGAACCCAATCACCAGAACGAACCACACAATAGAAAACCTTGCCCGCCTCACTTGGATTTGACGAAGGCTCCATAACAAAAACCCGCCCTGGATCGCGAGATATACCAGTGAAATAAAGATCGCAACCCGCCGAGGGCGACGAAACTTTCTTATCAAAATAACCCATGTACCAATAATACTCTTCCGCACTTACAGAAGAAGAAACTAGCACCAACAACAATAACAACCTGCGCATACTTACCACCTCGAAAAGATCGCCCAGGAACACGCAGCGCCAATAACAAAGAACGCGAACTCATATAAATCCGCCATCGATCAAACTCCCCTGCCAGAAACAAAAAGGGGCGACCGAAGCCGCCCCATCGAACCGCCCTCCTCGATCAGCTCCGCAGGAAGCCCAGGACCATGCGAGCGCCCTTGATGCCGGCATACACAGTGGCCAGCAGCGCAGCGACGGCCAGGACGCTGGTCGCGATGGTCGAGAAATCGACATCAGAGGTCAGCGAGCTGTAGTCCCAGCCAGCGGCCGAGGCGGATTGCGAGACGACCAGGGCAGCGCCTACTGCAACGGCGGAACCACCACGAACGAACAGTTTTTTCAGGTTTTTCATAGACTTACTCCTTAAGCTCTTTTAATGAAGTCGAGTACGGCCTTGACGCCCAGGGCGCCGACAAGGACCGTCGCGACAAGACCGAACCCGACCGAGAACGCCTGGCCCAAGGCCACGGTGTCCAACGTCGACGGGTCGAACTGCTCCGACACCTGGGTCAAGACCCACATGCCCGAACACAGGGGCGCCCCATCCGGCGCAATCGAGATGGAGCCATCGCAGGACAGGGCGGAAATCACAGGAAAGCCGCCATCGTGTCAGTCCAGCCCCACAGATAGCCCGTGGCGAGGCCTACAGCGAACATCGAGAGATAACGCAGCATGGCGGCCACCTATCAGCTAGCGGCTTGAACAGGCGCCTTTGCGGCAGCCGGAGATGCAACGCGGCGAGCTTGGCGCGGATCAACTTCGAACCACAGTCGGTCATCTTTCACGCGACAAGTAATGTCGCACTCATAATGACCAGCAGGCAGAATTTCATTCTGCTTAGCTGCGTAGTATTCGAAGCGCTGCGGATAAGGAATACCCGGCAAATGCCCGAAGGCTTCACACATATGGTACTCATTGCCAGCTTTGGAATTACCCGAGCGAACAACGCCAGTGGTTTCGATACGGATAGTCAGTGCATTAGCCATTGTTGGTTTCTCCGGCTGTCGGTTTAGTAGCGAGCGTGCCGGCAAAGATAGACATTACTGAGTTCGTGACAGCCTGAACTTTGCCGTAACTTTCATTCCAAAGCTGGGCGCTTATGACCCGTTCAACTTCGGAGCGAAGTTTCTGGAATTGGGATTCACTCATTCGAATACATCCCCCAAATAAAGAGTGCCTTTCTTGCTGCTGATCAACTTAGAACGATTCGCCTTATTGAAATCCTCAGCGGCCTGCACTTGCTCAGCCGGAGTTCTGGATGAAAGAACTTTCTCCAGATCATTCATAACGCTACCCTCGGTTCTGAGATTGCGCAGACGCTGTTGCATCTCCTGGCGGGAGCTAACTCGACCGCCGAAGTAAAAATCGAAGCCAGACTTCATACAGCCACCTGACGGGCCGATTTATGAATCAGCCCCCTTTCAAAGAAGAAGTTCGGAATGGCCGCAGGCTTAGCCTCAAGAATCCGAATCATCGGCACAACATTGCTATCGTCGCGGCGATCACAACGAATATTGATATCTATGCCATAACCAAGAAGAACCTGACGATGACGATAATAAGTAGCCTTCGCTACCAAATTTGAAATGTCATGCCCCTGCTTCCAGAGCATGTAAGTGCCGAGCACCTTGCTCGGTATTTTCATCATTTGCTCGGAATTAAGTTCTATTTGCTCTGACATATCCAGTTCCCCGATGAAATCACGGTAGAGCTTCCAAAGAACCGTGGGGGTGAGTTGAGAGGCATATTCAAGGTTCAGCGCCTTGAGTTTCTTTGAGCGCAACCGAAGTTCAACGCGAAGCTTGTTATCTATCCACTGATAGATTTCGGGATACTGGTGAAACTCTTCCGGCAACTTGTGCGAACCACCGGAAGTTATTTCATCGGCCTTGCAATAACAAACAATCGACCAATGACTTGAGCCTTTGCCGAAAGTTAGAGTCCCGCGATTGTTTACCGGACGACCATGGCGTGACTTACATTTGAACTCGCCCGCACGCAGCCAGGCTCGAACATCGGCCCGGCTTGGAAGTTCGAACATTCGGTTGTAATCGACGCGAGTGACGCGGTACTGCCCTGCCCTGACCTTCTGACGCTCAAAGTCAGTCGGCTCAAGGCCCACCAGGGCGCAGAGGCGTTGAAAAGCATCCCAGACGAGGGCAACGAGATCACAGGAACCAACAAGGTTATGTCCTTGCAACCACTTGCTTGGGTTGCCGTCGATGTACAGATGAGTCGCGTTGCCCTGCCCGTCCCCGCCTACGCTCCGGATATGGATCGTCGAGTCATGGGAGCCACGGACCAGCATCTTGCGCGGGGTTTCCCAAGCAACCGTGCCGTCAGCCTCGATACAGACCACCGCCCCACTGCTCAAAGGCGCGTGGTGCAGTTCGATCATGGCCGCGATCCAGTCGATCATCCCTAGAAACCTGTCAAGACGCATATATGAGCCGCAAAGGTACAGAATCTTGCCTCAGGCAGTCAACAGCATCTTGGCTTTACAGGGTTGAGATATGATCCGGCACTTTTCACTGGGAGATAGGATCGATGCACGATGAGTCAGCGATGAGTGACGTAACCATGGCGATAGGCGAGAACATACGGAAAGCCAGAGAGCGCAAGGGCCTGAGGCAAGAGCAAGTCGCTGAAATGGCAGGCATTCCCCTGTCTACATACAAGAACTATGAGCATGGCAAACAGCCACCACCCGGCGACCGGATAGGAGCCATCGCACGAACCCTCGGGGTATCAGCTGATGAACTTGTGTTCGAAGAGAGCGAGCGCCAAGTTGCTGACGAGCTACGAGCCCTATTCAAGAGATTCGAAGTACTTCCGCCAGACCTGAAAACCCAAGCCAAAGTGGCAATTCGGGGCCTGCTAATGAGCTATGAAGTCGAGGCCCTCAAGCACGAGGGGTAGTCTCAAAATGAGACAAAAGTCGGGCATCACCTATACCCGACTTTTCAGCCCCGCCACCCTCGCCCACCACCACCAAAACCGCACCAGAGAGCGCGTAACGATGCGAGCAGAAAGAGACGACTTCCGGCCCGTCAGAAGAACAGCAGAGCGGCGACTGGCCTACGAGATAGCCCTAGGGATATGGCTGGGCGGAATGGCTCTAGGCCTCACATCGTTCGCACTGTGGTTCTTCGCGCTGAGCGCAATGGTCGGAGCACTGAAGTTCGGCTGAACAAAGTCGTAAGGGCGCCGCCCTTACTATCCCGCCCTTCGCCAGGGGGTCAGAGGGCAGGGGGAGAAAAGCTTCCCCCTACCCTATGACCGGAGGCTGTTTCAGGGGGTGCAACGTCAAGTGTTCGCTTCGCCCGGCGCTCCGTTCGACGCGACAAGTCGCGACGAGCCGGTGCGGCGGCACCTGACGGGGACAGTTCGGAGGGGTGGATAGAGGTACTGAATTCGAGCCCTGGACGAGCACCAGGACGCGCGAAAAGGTACCGAATTCATCAGCAGGCTCGACCAGGCCGGCGCCGATCTGCCCGCGACGAGGTACCAAATCAACGCTGACGCAAGCCCGCACTGCGGCGCAGTTCGTTCAACATCTCTTCACCGGTCATGCGCGGCTTGCTCGATGCCGGAGCGGCGAGCAGATCGCCCTGAGCGGTCTTTTCAAGCAGCAGCGCAGCAGCCGAGCGAGCGCCCTCGATCACCTGACTTGCCACTCGCAACCGCTCTTCAAGCTCGGCAATCTGCCGGTCGCGATGTTCCAGCTTCAGCAGAAGAGGCAAATACTCCTCAGCAGCACGCAGCACAGCCTTGGAGCCAGTGTTCTGGCCAGTACGACTCTTCAGCCGCTCGGCCAGATCGTCGTCAAAGTCGGGAAGTTTGATCAGCATGACAATCTCCTTTAGGTACCGATTTGCTCGCCCTGGTCGTGTTCGAGCTCGAAATAATGGTACCAAACGGAGAGTTCGGGCAAAAGCGAAAAGGTACCTTTTCTTTCACCTGGTCAACGCCGGCGCCGACGATTTCAGTACCAATCCAGCTTCAGGCGAGGTACCAGAATTTCGACCAGGTGCGGATCCGCAATCGACAAAATGGTACCAACCTAACGCCCTGCAGGATCCCGGCCGGCGTCGAGCTCGACACAAAGAGGTACCAAAAGGGTCGCATCGCATAATGGGGATTACGTGTAAATCCAGCGCCTGGGCTGCGCATTGTCCAGGCGCTGGACTCGCCCCCTGGGCGGCTTCGCTAACGTAATCCCATCGTCATTATGCGAAGCCAGGACTCACAACGTGCGGGGTGAGCGGCTGCCATCAGCAACAACGGTCACGCGGGTTCCCTGCTGCTGAGGCTGCGGCTGAAACGAATGCGGGGTCTGCACCTGCGCACCGGTCGCGGCGGACGCTGCGCTACGCTGGCTGCCGCCGCTCGCGGTGCTTGTCGCATCCATCACAGTCGATACGGCCCCTCGGCCCGTCCAGAACGTCACACGCTCGCCGTCGATGTCGCAATACAAATCGGGCGTCTGTTCGAAGAACCGGCATTTCTCAATCGGCCAGAACCGCGTGCGGCCACCTTCGGACACCAGCACCACGCGTGACGTCTTGCTGATCGGTCGATCCGGCTCCGCGTTGTAACCATCCTTCGACGGCCACGCCTCAGCCCGGCCCAGGCCGGCATGCACATAGCCGGCAATCCGCCAGATCGCAGACGGCACCGGCCCATTCGACGACGTGCCATAGACCGCTTGCATCGCACGCCCCGCGGGAGCCGCAACTGGCTGCGCCTGTTCAACGACCTTAGTCGCGGGAGTCGGCGCTGACGCTTGCTTGGGCTGCGGTGGCGTGAAGAACCGGACGACCCCGGGAATGCCGACCGACAAACAGACCACGATCAGCCCAACAAGCCCCCAGAAGCCCCAGGATCGCAAGAACGAGCCACGGGTATCGGCCTTCGACTCATCGCCCACACCGCCCGTTTCAGACTGCGTAGCTGACTTGTAGTACCGGTAAACGTCAGGCTTGAAACGCCCGGCCGTGCTGCGAAGCAGCTTCGACTTCGGCGGGCTGTCGCCCTTGGCCACGCCGTTGTAGATATCGACCCGGAACATGGTCTTCGACTTCTTAACCATGCGGTACGTGGTTTCGACCAGCAGCACTGCCCAACTGGCGAGCTGGTCGAGGTCCTGGGTCACCATGACAACCCGCATCGACCGGTTTTTCTTGTCTACGCGGTGCCGATGCTCGGCCAACAGTTTCTTGTCGGCCATCGGCGCATCGTTGGTTTTCTGGCCCTTGGGCCAGCGCCGCCACAATTCGTCCAGCACCAGGACCGAACCAGGCGGCGCGAAATCGGCCAAGTCTTCACGCTCAAACCAGTCTTCCGGCAGTTGTTCAATAGTCCCGCCAAAGTCCATCAGCAACATATCGACTTCGAGCGGGATATTCGTCACAACATGCCGATCTTGTTTCAGCGACGGAATAATTACGTGTTCGACAACGCCATAACTTTTACCGTGCCCAGGCTTGCCTACATATGCATCAATGGCCATACATCACCTCAACCGATAATCGGGATACGCCGGAGAATGAAACGCAGCAGATACGCGCCCAGGACCATGGTCACGCCTGGACCAATCTGGAATGCATTGGCGAAATACACCACCGACGGCGGTATTGACTGAAACGCGTTACCTGCCTGCACAAAGAAATCAGGTACCGGCAACCACTGGAAGAACTTCACAATACCGGAGACAAGCCTGTGAAACACGTACTCAGGCAGGACAGGAAGAAGCTCCCAAAAATAATCAAACGCATCTTGCGCCCACTTAAAGAAGTCTTCGATTGCCTTAAGTGCGCGCTGAAAGAAATCGGTCGCCGTTTGAATCAGTTGTTTGATAGCACTAAGAATGCCTTCCATACATCACCTCACGCTGACAGGAACACACGAACAGACAGCAGCGCCCAAAACGCCAGGAACACCGCTTTCAAAATCGGCTCAATCTGAGACCACAAGTTACAGTGCGAATCGAACATCACACTCTTCCCGAACAGTTCAACGCTCTGAACTGGACAGCTTCCCCCGGTCGGAAACGTGATCTTGCCCAGGGCCTGACCAATCGGGGCTTTCTTGATATCCGTCCAAGCCTTTTGCAGCGACTCGTCAAAGCCCGGAACCTTGTCCGTGCCAAACGGGTTGTTCTTCACGAACGCGCAACTATCGTCCTTACAGCCACCTTCCAGGCCAGTGCCGCCACCGGTACCACCGCCCTCCCCTGAGCCGTCACCGCCACCAGTGCCGCCACCCGTCCCACCGCCATCACCATCGCCGCCACCACCCGTTCCAGGCGTGCCGCCACCATCGCCACCGCCACCGCCACCGGTACCGCCATCACCGCCGCCACCCGTACCGCCATCGCTGCCACCATCACCACCACCGCCAGTGCCGCCACCACCGGTTCCCCCATCGCCACCACCATCACCCGGATTCGTCGGGTCAGTGGGGTCAGTCGGCGTCTTGACGCACGTCGTGCCGGACCAGCTATACCCAGCCGGACAGCCAGGGTCGTTCGGATCAGACGGCGGTTCATTCGGGTCAGTCGGCGGAGTACTGTTCAGCGACGGCCCGGTCATTCCAGGGTTGTTAGTGTCGGCTGGACACGTGGCGCCAGTACTTCGAAGCGAGTAATTGCAGAACCCCTCATTCGTCGAGCCAGTGACGAAATAACAACTCGTAGTCTTCGATGAATCCGCAGAATAAGCGCACCCGTTCTTACAGCCTGCCGGCGGACTACTTATAACTTGATTCCTGCCGCCAACCTGAACAACTGGAGACGGCGGACTACTGAACAAGTCATACAATCCTTCAATGCAGTCATTCGGCTTTTCCGGCTCCGGAGGCTTACACATGGCGACACCCGTAGTCAGATCAAGATCACTGCCTTCAGGACACTTATCCCCCTTCAAATAAACAGTCGTATTAAAAAGAACCCAATCACCAGAACGAACCACACAATAGAAAACCTTGCCCGCCTCACTTGGATTTGACGAAGGCTCCATAACAAAAACCCGCCCTGGATCGCGAGATATACCAGTAAAATAAAGATCGCAACCCGCCGAGGGCGACGAAACTTTCTTATCAAAATAACCCATGTACCAATAATACTCTTCCGCACTTACAGAAGAAGAAACTAGCACCAACAACAATAACAACCTGCGCATACTTACCACCTCGAAAAGATCGCCCAGGAACACGCAGCGCCAATAACAAAAAATGCGAACTCATATAAATCCGCCATCGATCAAGCTCCCCTGCCAGAAACAAAAAGGGGCGACCGAAGCCGCCCCATCCAACCGCCCTCCTCGATCAGCGCCGCAGGAAGCCCAGGACCACCTGAGCGCCTTTAATGCCGGCATACACAGAGGCCAGCAGCGCAGCGACGGCCAGCACGCCGTTCGCGATTGTCGAGAAATCGATATCGGAGGTCAGACCGCTGTAATCCCAGCCAGCGGCCGAGGCGGATTGCGAGACGACCAGGGCAGCGCCTACCGCAACGGCGGAACCACCACGAACGAACAGTTTTTTCAGGTTTTTCATAGACTTACTCCTTAAGCTCTTTTAATGAAGTCGAGTACGGCCTTGACGCCCAGGGCGCCGACAAGGACCGTCGCGACAAGACCGAACCCGACCGAGAACGCCTGGGCGAGCGCCTGGGTGTCCAACATCGACGGGTCGAACTGCTCCGGCACCTGGGTCAAGACCCACATGCCCGAACAAAGGGGCGCCCCATCCGGCGCAATCGAGATGGAGCCATCGCAGGACAGGGCGGAAATCATCAGGAAGCCTGCTTAACGGGCTGCGCCGCCTGCGACTGGGCCGGAGCAGCCGGCTTCGGCTGGGCGGTCCCCAGGGGCTTTTCCATCAGGGCCAAGGGCGCGCCTGCCAACGAATAGCTAATGCGCTTGTACTTCTCGTCGAACTCATCGTTATAGGGCGCGTAGACCTCGACACCAGCGAGGTTGCGATAGGCGTTATGCAGGCCGTTCTTCACGGCATCGCCGAAGACACGAAGCTTGTACGTAGTGTCCACGTCAAATCCGTCACGGTCCTTGTCAGTCGCCTTGATGCCAACGATGGCCCAACGCTTGTCCCCTTCCCCCTTGTCCACTACGCCCAGGACGTACCCTTTCAGAATCTTCATAGTCTCTTTCTCCAGCGCCGAGCAGGCGCATACGTGATCCCCGGCCGGGCCGGAGCTACTTGTGAACGACGAGCCGTCACGAAGGCCCGGCGCAGATGTTGCCGCTCAGTTCGAGCAGCGGATTCAGTTGCCAGCACCTCACGCATGACCTGACTCAGCAGGTCCGGCGAGTCGATACCGGCATCGAGCAGGACAAGCTCTATCGAGCCCCGCAACTGAAGGTAGGCTTGCCGTCCGATATCAATCGCCATCACGGCCACCCGAAGGCATCGCCGACCCACGGCGTGCCCTTTTCGCTGGTGACAGTGGTCCAAGGGTTGGAGGCCTTGCCGCCCTCCTCCTTATGCTTTTCGAGCGCCTGGAGCGCTTGGGCGACGATCTGCTGCAACACGCTGCGATCGACAGCAGCGCGGGCCTGCTGACGAAGCTGGAGCGACCGACGCTCGCTGGACGACAGGGACACACCCTGGAGGCTGTAGGCGATCATGAGCGAGCCTTCCTAGGCTCATCGAGCCAACACACGAAACGCCGGAAGAACGCGAAGAACAGCGCCAGGAAAACCACCAGGGACACGACAGCAGTCACCATAGCCAGCACAGGAAACGCGGCACAGAACTCGAAAATGGCGGCAACAATGGGCGTCAACATCACGAACAAGACGATGAAGACAACCCAGCCCAAGAGAAAACGAAGAGGTGCTTTCATCTCAGGCCACCAACCGCAGGTGACGTGGGCGCGGTGCATGCCGATAGAACTCCGGCAAATCCAGCACGTCGCTGGTGACGATTTCCTCAGCACGACGAATCATCACGACCGAATGACGGGTCACGTCGTAGGGCTGGGCGATATTGATGCCGATCCGGTTCAAGCGCGCCCGGTAGGTCTGATTCATGCGCTTTTTGAAGTCGAAACTGATGCCCGGGCAGTGCATCCACTTCATCGCAATATTGGCGGTCGCATTAGCCGCTTGAGTGCTGCCTACAACCCCTTCAGAAAGCAGCCTTTCCGCAATCGTCTCGTAATCCATCGCCATCACCTCGAGCTTGTCGAATCCCCTCAGAAACTCCCCATGGATCGCCGCAAAGCGGCCTTCATCAAAAAGCCCCCACCACTCCAGCCGCTCACGGGCCAGATACTCACTCTTGAGTTCCTGTTCCATGCGCACGACGCCCTGCTGATCGCAGTACGCGGCCAGATCGAGCAGGTAGCGGAATTCGGAGGAGTCTTCGCCAAAGTTCCGTTTGCACTTCGGAAACAGGAACTTGCGGATTGCCTGAGCCTTGCCGTAGGCCTTGTAGTAGTGGTCGCGGGCCTGCCAGTCGCAGGTCCAACCATCTTCGTAGAGGTGGCCATTCTTGTAGCCCACACGCTGAGTACTCAGGGCGCGGATGTAGGCCAGTTCATTGCCCTTCCCCACCGTCCGATTCGTCGTCAAGTCAACCCGGCGCAGGCGCGCACCGTTGCCGATCATCCGAGTTTTCGAGCCGTCCTCGGTCTGGAGGTGGCCCCAATCAGTGCAAGCCGTGAACGGCGGCAGACGGTTGCCCTTGTCGTCCTTGATCTCGTGGAGGATGTCGTTATAGACCGCGACACACTCAGCGATGGACTGGAATCCATGCAGGTTGTCCAAGCGGTTGACTGCACTCGGATTCCCTTCGACTCGGAGCTTGTTCCCATCGACCCGAACCCGAATCGACGTCGAGTGACTGCCCTCAACCTTGAAGCTAGGAGACGTGTCGCGCAGTTGCTCGCCGGTCCTCCGGTCGTAGTAGCAGATGCCAGTGTCGCCAACCTGCGGGAGCTGGTACGGGAATACCTGCTCTACCGTGAGGTAGTCGTAGAACATCCTGCTCTGATGATTGGTCGGAGGAAACATCCCTACCCCTGCATGCCTGTAACAACGTTACACGTTACGTACGAGGCGATTTATACCGCAGTAACTCGTAACAGCGCAACACGTGCAAGAATAACGACCACCCCTTGTTACAGGTAACCGTCATGTCAAAGCCCTACCGGGTTCGAGATAAGTTCGTCGAGGAAGTGAAGGAGCGCCGCGTCAAAATGATCATCGAGACAAAGGACGACGTCCGGGAGTCCGACCTTGTGAACGCCACGCTGTGGAAATACCTGAGCAAGATCACAACGAAAGACGTCCTTGAATTCAGAGAAGAGTTCGGCGGGAAGGAATAGCGATGCGGGCAGAGAGGGACGATGACTTTCCGCCCGTCAGAAGGGCAACAGAACGACGGCTAGCCTATGAGATCGCTCTAGGGATATGGCTGGGTGGAATGGCGCTAGGGCTTACGTCGTTCGCTCTGTGGTTCTTCGCACTCAGCGCAATGGTCGGAGCGCTAAAGCTTGGCTAGCAGAGAGACCGCAGAAGTGTGCGGTAAATTGGGGGTGTTACAGCACCCCCACCCCTCCAGCGTCATTCCCGTGACGCATCACGCGAATTCAGCACAATCAAAAGCATGTCTCCGACGGCCAGGGTTGCACCCTGGACGCAAGCAAGATCGTAGGGCGCTGCCCTACAACCCGCTCTTGCCGCCGAGGGCTCAGGAGGCAGGGACGGAAGATCTGTCCCTCCCTCCCGAGCTGAGGCTGTTGGCCGAGGTGGTTCAAGGGTTCGCTCCGCCCGGGACTCCGTTTGTCACCGCAAGCGCTGACAAGCCGGGGTCGCGGCCCTTGACCTGCCGGGACTCCCAAGGGGCTGGGGGATCCAAAAAGCGGGCGGCGCTATTTATCGTGACGAGCCGCGTGGCGTCACACTAAATACCGACGAACGGTCGCTATTTATCGTGATCCGTCACGCTAATTCATTTATTTATCGTGATGCGTCACGTATAATAAACCCATAGCCCACCACAAAGGCAGGGCATAGGAGAGAAAGATGACCAAATTCACCAGCTCAGTAACAACCAATCCAGACTTCGACGGATTCAACTTTTATATCGAAAAAGGACGCCAGTTCGACGCAGAAGTCTACAAAGAAGCATATGGGATTAACGTCCCGCAGGATGTCATAGACGACCTGAACCTAAAGGCCGAACAGCTAAAAGATGGCGAATGGCTGAACGTTCAGCACGAAGCATAACCAAAGCGGGAGCCGCGCCCATGATCGACCCAGCAGACAAGCAAACCCAAGCCCTCCCCCTGGAGCAGCCGAAGCGCGGGCGCGGTCGGCCAGCCACCGGCAAAGCCCTGTCAGACGCAGAGCGGGCGCGACGCTACCGGGCGAACAAGAAAAAGCGTGACGATCAACCGTCACGAAAAGACAACGAGGACGGGAAAGAGGCGCTGTACCGGAGAACAGTTATCGAGCAAGCGAAGCAAATCCGCGAGCTAACTGCCAAGTGCGAGCGCCTGGAGAAAGAATTAGCGTCACGCGTCACGGAAAACAGCGATACCGTGACGGATCACGAAAAATGGGTGGTTGAATTCAAGCTGAAGAACTCAAGGACCTGGAAGCCGACAGGATCCGAGCCAATGGCAAAAAAGGACGCCATTGAAGTCGCCCAAAAGAGCGCAGAGAGAACAAAAGCACAGGCGGTCTTCAGGGCCAGACCCTTGACCGAAGAGCCTGTTGTCTTCGGAACAACCCGCAAATAACGGGTCGCATCGCATAATGGGGATTACGTGTAAATGCTTGACCGGACTGCAATTTTCCGGTCTGCGCATTCTCCCTTCGGTCGGGCCTGGCCTAACGTAATCCCGTCCACATTATGCGAAGCCAGAGGTTACAACGTGCGGGGCGAACGGCTGCCATCAGCAACAACGGTCACGCGGGTTCCCTGCTGCTGAGGCTGCGGCTGAAACGAATGCGGGGTCTGCACCTGCGCACCGGTCGCGGCGGACGCTGCGCTACGCTGGCTGCCGCCGCTCGCGGTGCTTGTCGCATCCATCACAGTCGATACGGCCCCTCGGCCCGTCCAGAACGTCACACGCTCGCCGTCGATGTCGCAATACAAATCGGGCGTCTGCTCGAAGAACCGGCATTTCTCAATCGGCCAGAACCGCGTACGGCCAGCCTCGGACACCAGCACGACACGCGACGTCTTGCTGATCGGTCGATCCGGCTCAGCGTTGTAACCATCCTTCGACGGCCACGCCTCAGCCCGGCCCAGGCCGGCATGCACATAGCCGGCAATCCGCCAGATCGCAGACGGCACCGGCCCATTCGACGACGTGCCATAGACCGCTTGCATCGCGCGACCCGCAGGAGCCGCCACTGGCTGCGCCTGTTCAACGACCTTAGACGCGGGAGTCGGCGCTGACGCTTGCTTGGGCTGCGGCGGCGTGAAGAACCGGACGACGCCGGGAATGCCGACCGACAAACAGACCACGATCAGCCCAACCAGCCCCCAGAAGCCCCAGGATCGCCAGAACGAGCCCCGCGTATCGGCTTTGGACTCATCGCCCACAGCGCCCGTTTCGGACTGCGTAGCTGACTTGTAGTACCGGTAAACGTCAGGCTTGAAACGCCCGGCCGTGCTGCGAAGCAGCTTCGACTTCGGCGGGCTGTCGCCCTTGGCCACGCCGTTGTAGATATCGACCCGGAACATGGTCTTCGACTTCTTAACCATGCGGTACGTGGTTTCGACCAGCAGCACTGCCCAACTGGCGAGCTGGTCGAGGTCCTGGGTCACCATGACAACCCGCATCGACCGGTTTTTCTTGTCTACGCGGTGCCGATGCTCGGCCAACAGTTTCTTGTCGGCCATCGGCGCATCGTTGGTTTTCTGGCCCTTGGGCCAGCGCCGCCACAATTCGTCCAGCACCAGGACCGAACCAGGCGGCGCGAAATCGGCCAAGTCTTCACGCTCAAACCAGTCTTCCGGCAGTTGTTCAATAGTCCCGCCAAAGTCCATCAGCAACATATCGACTTCGAGCGGGATATTCGTCACAACATGCCGATCTTGTTTCAGCGACGGAATAATTACGTGTTCGACAACGCCATAACTTTTACCGTGCCCAGGCTTGCCTACATATGCATCAATGGCCATACATCACCTCAACCGATAATCGGGATACGCCGGAGAATGAAACGCAGCAGATACGCGCCCAGGACCATGGTCACGCCTGGACCAATCTGGAATGCATTGGCGAAATACACCACCGACGGCGGTATTGACTGAAACGCGTTACCTGCCTGCACAAAGAAATCAGGTACCGGCAACCACTGGAAGAACTTCACAATACCGGAGACAAGCCTGTGAAACACGTACTCAGGCAGGACAGGAAGAAGCTCCCAAAAATAATCAAACGCATCTTGCGCCCACTTAAAGAAGTCTTCGATTGCCTTAAGTGCGCGCTGAAAGAAATCGGTCGCCGTTTGAATCAGTTGTTTGATAGCACTAAGAATGCCTTCCATACATCACCTCACGCTGACAGGAACACACGAACAGACAGCAGCGCCCAAAACGCCAGGAACACCGCTTTCAAAATCGGCTCAATCTGAGACCACAAGTTACAGTGCGAATCGAACATCACACTCTTCCCGAACAGTTCAACGCTCTGAACTGGACAGCTTCCCCCGGTCGGAAACGTGATCTTGCCCAGGGCCTGGCCAATCGGGGCTTTCTTGATATCCGTCCAAGCCTTTTGCAGCGATTCGTCAAAGCCCGGAACCTTGTCCGTGCCAAACGGGTTGTTCTTCACGAACGCGCAACTATCGTCCTTACAGCCGCCTTCCAGGCCAGTTCCACCACCGGTACCACCGCCCTCCCCTGAGCCGTCACCGCCGCCAGTGCCACCACCCGTTCCGCCGCCATCACCATCGCCGCCACCCGTTCCAGGCGTGCCGCCACCATCACCACCGCCACCTGTGCCGCCATCGCCGCCACCATCACCACCACCGCCTGTGCCGCCATCGCCGCCACCGCCAGTACCGCCACCTCCGGTACCACCATCGCCGCCACCATCGCCCGGATTCGTCGGGTCAGTGGGGTCAGTCGGCGTCTTGACGCACGTCGTGCCGGACCAGCTATACCCAGCCGGACAGCCAGGGTCGTTCGGATCGGACGACGGTTCATTCGGATCAGTCGGCGGCGTGCTATTCAACGACGGCCCGGTCATTCCAGGGTTGTTAGTGTCGGCTGGACACGTGGCGCCAGTACTTCGCAGCGAGTAATTGCAGAACCCCTCATTCGTCGAGCCAGTGACGAAATAACAACTCGTAGTCTTCGATGAATCCGCAGAATAAGCGCACCCGTTCTTACAACCTGCCGGCGGACTACTTATAACTTGATTCCTGCCGCCAACCTGAACAACTGGAGACGGCGGACTACTGAACAAGTCATACAGCCCTTCAATACAGTCATTGGGCTTTTCCGGCTCCGGAGGCTTACACATGGCGACACCCGTAGTCAGATCAAGATCACTGCCTTCAGGACACTTATCCCCCTTCAAATAAACAGTCGTATTAAAAAGAACCCAATCACCAGAACGAACCACACAATAGAAAACCTTGCCCGCCTCACTTGGATTTGACGAAGGCTCCATAACAAAAACCCGCCCTGGATCGCGAGATATACCAGTAAAATAAAGATCGCAACCCGCCGAGGGCGACGAAACTTTCTTATCAAAATAACCCATGTACCAATAATACTCTTCCGCACTTACAGAAGAAGAAACTAGCACCAACAACAATAACAACCTGCGCATACTTACCACCTCGAAAAGATCGCCCAGGAACACGCAGCGCCAATAACAAAAAATGCGAACTCATATAAATCCGCCATCGATCAAGCTCCCCTGCCAGAAACAAAAAGGGGCGACCGAAGCCGCCCCATCCAACCGCCCTCCTCGATCAGCGCCGCAGGAAGCCCAGGACCACCTGAGCGCCTTTAATGCCGGCATACACAGAGGCCAGCAGCGCAGCGACGGCCAGCACGCCGTTCGCGATTGTCGAGAAATCGATATCGGAGGTCAGACCGCTGTAATCCCAGCCAGCGGCCGAGGCGGATTGCGAGACGACCAGGGCAGCGCCTACCGCAACGGCGGAACCACCACGAACGAACAGTTTTTTCAGGTTTTTCATAGACTTACTCCTTAAGCTCTTTTAATGAAGTCGAGTACGGCCTTGACGCCCAGGGCGCCGACAAGGACCGTCGCGACAAGACCGAACCCGACCGAGAACGCCTGGGCGAGCGCCTGGGTGTCCAACATCGACGGGTCGAACTGCTCCGGCACCTGGGTCAAGACCCACATGCCCGAACAAAGGGGCGCCCCATCCGGCGCAATCGAGATGGAGCCATCGCAGGACAGGGCGGAAATCATCAGGAAGCCTGCTTAACGGGCTGCGCCGCCTGCGACTGGGCCGGAGCAGCCGGCTTCGGCTGGGCGGTCCCCAGGGGCTTTTCCATCAGGGCCAAGGGCGCGCCTGCCAACGAATAGCTAATGCGCTTGTACTTCTCGTCGAACTCATCGTTATAGGGCGCGTAGACCTCGACACCAGCGAGGTTGCGATAGGCGTTATGCAGGCCGTTCTTCACGGCATCGCCGAAGACACGAAGCTTGTACGTAGTGTCCACGTCAAATCCGTCACGGTCCTTGTCAGTCGCCTTGATGCCAACGATGGCCCAACGCTTGTCCCCTTCCCCCTTGTCCACTACGCCCAGGACGTACCCTTTCAGAATCTTCATAGTCTCTTTCTCCAGCGCCGAGCAGGCGCATACGTGATCCCCGGCCGGGCCGGAGCTACTTGTGAACGACGAGCCGTCACGAAGGCCCGGCGCAGATGTTGCCGCTCAGTTCGAGCAGCGGATTCAGTTGCCAGCACCTCACGCATGACCTGACTCAGCAGGTCCGGCGAGTCGATACCGGCATCGAGCAGGACAAGCTCTATCGAGCCCCGCAACTGAAGGTAGGCTTGCCGTCCGATATCAATCGCCATCACGGCCACCCGAAGGCATCGCCGACCCACGGCGTGCCCTTTTCGCTGGTGACAGTGGTCCAAGGGTTGGAGGCCTTGCCGCCCTCCTCCTTATGCTTTTCGAGCGCCTGGAGCGCTTGGGCGACGATCTGCTGCAACACGCTGCGATCGACAGCAGCGCGGGCCTGCTGACGAAGCTGGAGCGACCGACGCTCGCTGGACGACAGGGACACACCCTGGAGGCTGTAGGCGATCATGAGCGAGCCTTCCTAGGCTCATCGAGCCAACACACGAAACGCCGGAAGAACGCGAAGAACAGCGCCAGGAAAACCACCAGGGACACGACAGCAGTCACCATAGCCAGCACAGGAAACGCGGCACAGAACTCGAAAATGGCGGCAACAATGGGCGTCAACATCACGAACAAGACGATGAAGACAACCCAGCCCAAGAGAAAACGAAGAGGTGCTTTCATCTCAGGCCACCAACCGCAGGTGACGTGGGCGCGGTGCATGCCGATAGAACTCCGGCAAATCCAGCACGTCGCTGGTGACGATTTCCTCAGCACGACGAATCATCACGACCGAATGACGGGTCACGTCGTAGGGCTGGGCGATATTGATGCCGATCCGGTTCAAGCGCGCCCGGTAGGTCTGATTCATGCGCTTTTTGAAGTCGAAACTGATGCCCGGGCAGTGCATCCACTTCATCGCAATATTGGCGGTCGCATTAGCCGCTTGAGTGCTGCCTACAACCCCTTCAGAAAGCAGCCTTTCCGCAATCGTCTCGTAATCCATCGCCATCACCTCGAGCTTGTCGAATCCCCTCAGAAACTCCCCATGGATCGCCGCAAAGCGGCCTTCATCAAAAAGCCCCCACCACTCCAGCCGCTCACGGGCCAGATACTCACTCTTGAGTTCCTGTTCCATGCGCACGACGCCCTGCTGATCGCAGTACGCGGCCAGATCGAGCAGGTAGCGGAATTCGGAGGAGTCTTCGCCAAAGTTCCGTTTGCACTTCGGAAACAGGAACTTGCGGATTGCCTGAGCCTTGCCGTAGGCCTTGTAGTAGTGGTCGCGGGCCTGCCAGTCGCAGGTCCAACCATCTTCGTAGAGGTGGCCATTCTTGTAGCCCACACGCTGAGTACTCAGGGCGCGGATGTAGGCCAGTTCATTGCCCTTCCCCACCGTCCGATTCGTCGTCAAGTCAACCCGGCGCAGGCGCGCACCGTTGCCGATCATCCGAGTTTTCGAGCCGTCCTCGGTCTGGAGGTGGCCCCAATCAGTGCAAGCCGTGAACGGCGGCAGACGGTTGCCCTTGTCGTCCTTGATCTCGTGGAGGATGTCGTTATAGACCGCGACACACTCAGCGATGGACTGGAATCCATGCAGGTTGTCCAAGCGGTTGACTGCACTCGGATTCCCTTCGACTCGGAGCTTGTTCCCATCGACCCGAACCCGAATCGACGTCGAGTGACTGCCCTCAACCTTGAAGCTAGGAGACGTGTCGCGCAGTTGCTCGCCGGTCCTCCGGTCGTAGTAGCAGATGCCAGTGTCGCCAACCTGCGGGAGCTGGTACGGGAATACCTGCTCTACCGTGAGGTAGTCGTAGAACATCCTGCTCTGATGATTGGTCGGAGGAAACATCCCTACCCCTGCATGCCTGTAACAACGTTACACGTTACGTACGAGGCGATTTATACCGCAGTAACTCGTAACAGCGCAACACGTGCAAGAATAACGACCACCCCTTGTTACAGGTAACCGTCATGTCAAAGCCCTACCGGGTTCGAGATAAGTTCGTCGAGGAAGTGAAGGAGCGCCGCGTCAAAATGATCATCGAGACAAAGGACGACGTCCGGGAGTCCGACCTTGTGAACGCCACGCTGTGGAAATACCTGAGCAAGATCACAACGAAAGACGTCCTTGAATTCAGAGAAGAGTTCGGCGGGAAGGAATAGCGATGCGGGCAGAGAGGGACGATGACTTTCCGCCCGTCAGAAGGGCAACAGAACGACGGCTAGCCTATGAGATCGCTCTAGGGATATGGCTGGGTGGAATGGCGCTAGGGCTTACGTCGTTCGCTCTGTGGTTCTTCGCACTCAGCGCAATGGTCGGAGCGCTAAAGCTTGGCTAGCAGAGAGACCGCAGAAGTGTGCGGTAAATTGGGGGTGTTACAGCACCCCCACCCCTCCAGCGTCATTCCCGTGACGCATCACGCGAATTCAGCACAATCAAAAGCATGTCTCCGACGGCCAGGGTTGCACCCTGGACGCAAGCAAGATCGTAGGGCGCTGCCCTACAACCCGCTCTTGCCGCCGAGGGCTCAGGAGGCAGGGACGGAAGATCTGTCCCTCCCTCCCGAGCTGAGGCTGTTGGCCGAGGTGGTTCAAGGGTTCGCTCCGCCCGGGACTCCGTTTGTCACCGCAAGCGCTGACAAGCCGGGGTCGCGGCCCTTGACCTGCCGGGACTCCCAAGGGGCTGGGGGATCCAAAAAGCGGGCGGCGCTATTTATCGTGACGAGCCGCGTGGCGTCACACTAAATACCGACGAACGGTCGCTATTTATCGTGATCCGTCACGCTAATTCATTTATTTATCGTGATGCGTCACGTATAATAAACCCATAGCCCACCACAAAGGCAGGGCATAGGAGAGAAAGATGACCAAATTCACCAGCTCAGTAACAACCAATCCAGACTTCGACGGATTCAACTTTTATATCGAAAAAGGACGCCAGTTCGACGCAGAAGTCTACAAAGAAGCATATGGGATTAACGTCCCGCAGGATGTCATAGACGACCTGAACCTAAAGGCCGAACAGCTAAAAGATGGCGAATGGCTGAACGTTCAGCACGAAGCATAACCAAAGCGGGAGCCGCGCCCATGATCGACCCAGCAGACAAGCAAACCCAAGCCCTCCCCCTGGAGCAGCCGAAGCGCGGGCGCGGTCGGCCAGCCACCGGCAAAGCCCTGTCAGACGCAGAGCGGGCGCGACGCTACCGGGCGAACAAGAAAAAGCGTGACGATCAACCGTCACGAAAAGACAACGAGGACGGGAAAGAGGCGCTGTACCGGAGAACAGTTATCGAGCAAGCGAAGCAAATCCGCGAGCTAACTGCCAAGTGCGAGCGCCTGGAGAAAGAATTAGCGTCACGCGTCACGGAAAACAGCGATACCGTGACGGATCACGAAAAATGGGTGGTTGAATTCAAGCTGAAGAACTCAAGGACCTGGAAGCCGACAGGATCCGAGCCAATGGCAAAAAAGGACGCCATTGAAGTCGCCCAAAAGAGCGCAGAGAGAACAAAAGCACAGGCGGTCTTCAGGGCCAGACCCTTGACCGAAGAGCCTGTTGTCTTCGGAACAACCCGCAAATAACGGGTCGCATCGCATAATGGGGATTACGTGTAAATGCTTGACCGGACTGCAATTTTCCGGTCTGCGCATTCTCCCTTCGGTCGGGCCTGGCCTAACGTAATCCCGTCCACATTATGCGAAGCAAGAGTGTTAAGGCCAAATAGTAATGTCTCGATCTAGCCAAATAGAAATGTCCCAAATCGGCGTCTAGGGTTTCCCTCCTGCATCACCGGAGGCACGCCATGACTGCGGCAACTTGCGGATGGGTCACAATAAGCATGCGGGAGCTTGATCGCCTCAAGGTCATCGAGGCAATCATCGAGGGTCGGTTGAAGCCTGCCGCTGCGGCGCAGCGTCTGCGCCTGACGACACGTCAGGTGCACCGGCTGGTTCTGCGTTATCGCGAGGACGGCCCAGCCGGCCTAACATCTCGTCGACGTGGTCAGCCGAGTAACCGGCAGCTGTCGCCAGGTCTGGAGAATCGCGCCATTAGCTTGATTCGACGGAACTATAGCGACTTTGGTCCAACTCTGGCCCAGGAAAAACTGGTCGAGTGCCACGGCCTTAAGCTGGCCAAAGAAACGGTACGACGGATCATGGTTGATGCCGGCATGTGGGTACCGCGCAAGCAACGGCCGCCCAAGGCCTATCAGCCACGCAACAGGCCGCCTGTTGCGGCGAACTGATCCAGATCGATGGCAGCGATCATCGCTGGTTCGAGGATCGTGGACCGGCCTGCACGCTGCTGGTCTTCATTGATGATGCAACCAGCCAGCTGATGCACCTGCATTTCACCGAGGCCGAATCGACCTTCAGCTACTTCACCGCCACCCGCGCCTACCTGGAGCGGCATGGAAAGCCGCTGGCCTTCTACAGCGACAAAGCCAGCGTGTTCCGCAGTAACCATAAGGCGCCTCAGGGTGGCGACGGCTATACCCAGTTCGGCCGAGCGATGTACGAGTTGAACATCGAGAGCATTTGCGCCAACAGCAGCCAGGCCAAAGGTCGTGTGGAGCGTGCGAACCTCACTCTGCAGGATCGCCTGGTCAAGGAGCTGCGGCTTCGCGGAATCAGCAACATGCCCGACGCCAATGCCTTTGCAGCCCACTTTATGGCCAGCTACAACGCGCGTTTTGCCAAGCCCCCGCGCTCTGAGCATGACTGCCATCGCCCGCTGCACAGTGATGAAGATTTGGATCTGATCTTCGCCTGGCGAGAAGCGCGGCGAGTTTCGCAGCGGTTGACCGTGCAGTACGACAAGGTGCTGTATCTGCTAGCGGACACTCCGCAGTCCCGTTGCCTGGCGGGTGATCATGTCGAGATCTACCACTACCCGGATGGCCGCATCGAGCCCAGGGTGGACGGCACCGCCCTCCCCTTTACCACCTACGACAAACTCTGCGAGATAGACCAGGGTGCCATCGTCGAGAACAAGCGCTTGGGTCATGTGCTGCAAGTCGCCCAGCTCGTCCAAGCGCAGCGCGACAGTCGGCGCTCGCAATCGGTACCGGGAAATCCGCGGCAGTCAACGCAAGGCAAGATGCTGTCGAAGAAGGCGCAGCGAGAACTGATGCCGGAAGATATCGCCGCCGCCCTGGATAACACGCCACCATCGAGGCGAAGTCGCCATGCGTGAGTCAATCAGCGCCGAGGCACTGAAGATACTAGTGGTTGCCGGAGCTGCGCGGTACTTACGTGCTATTCCGGCGCCTTCCGGCCACGGTTGGCAGCTCCAAGTGCGCTACAGTCCCGACGGTCAATATTACCCGCTACGTTCTCGAGGTGAACTTGTGCGCGTATTTGGATCACTGGACTCGCTTAATCGGTACGCAAATCGTTTGGGCATCCACACGTATAGCGTGGAGTTATAACTGTGACACGAATTTCCCCATGTGGGGAGTCGACAGGTTTCTAGAAAAATAGTTCGATAAGTGTAGCGACTTTCGTTTGCAAACCGCTACAAATAGCGCTGCGGGCCAACCAGCTGAGTTTTTCCAACACCTGACAGTGTGGAGTAACGCTTCTCCGAGTTCCGGAATCAAGGGCTATGGTATCTACATATTATTTAGCGGGTGTAATAATTTTTATCTAGCCCTCTTTATCGAAGGAGAGGGCCAGATAACATTAGATCGCTGCAAAATAGGCCAGCAGCAAGGCTACTGCGGTCGTATAGCGGAGGCCCGATTTGATCGTATTGAATACGTCGCTGAAATTTGGCGCGTCCAGACGTAGGCCAACACCAGGCCCTACCAACGTCTTAATATCCTCGGGGAGCGTCATTGCCTGCCAAGTGCCTGGAGCCAGTGTCCGCAGGTTCACACCGTAGGAAACCAGCAGCCCGGACTCCTGCGAAATGCCTCCGGAGGCGTCCGGAGATAGACCAACGTCGGTTGGATAGACGTTCGGGCTGCCCTTGAAGCGGTCAAGATATCCGCTGCCGAAGCGAGCCTTTATTCTATCAAGATTCTGCGCCATGGAGGTGAGCAAAGGAAGTATCTCACCGTTGCAAACACGTTCCTTTTCATTGACCATCCTGAAACCAATGGTTACGCCGTTGGCTAGTTCTTGGGCAAGCAACGTCGAATACTGCTGGTCCGCTTTGCTGATGTCTCCGCCCGGGACGAATTCCGGGTGTAGCTTCAGCGGAATGTCCCATGCCTCTATAGTCTGTGCTTCGGGGAAGACAAAGCCAGGATTGCATTGACGGGCAAAACCCTTATAGATATTAGCCAGGGATTGACCAGGGTTCTGGTAGATATTGATCTCGGCCATGGTTGCCTCCTCTAGAGTTCCAGGGATCGTTGGAGATAGTCCGCGCGATTGTTCAATCGCCTGGCTATGCCATCGCTCGGATCGGTACTGTTGGGAGTACCATTCCAGTTCCTCAACTCCCTAATGGCGGCTGGCCAGTCGCTCTGAGAAATAGCAGTCTCAAAGTTTGGGAACGAGGAATACTCACCATAGTGGTAATACAGGTCTGTCACTATGGTTTTGACCGCCGGAGGTAAGGTGCTCCACTGCTGGAACTTCACCTTCATCCGATCAGTGACCTTGATCATCTTGGCGGTAAAGAGGGACAGCCCGTCTTCATCTGTGAGTACCGGGATGAGTTGGGCTAATGCCTGGAAGGTCGCGGTGTTCGCTCCTTTCAAGCCGAGGGCGGGGCGAATTTTTTTGCGCGTGGATTCAGCGATGTTCAGAGCCTGAATGCCGGATTCATCGTGCTGGCCGACATCGAAGCCATAGCCAATCGTTACACCTGATTCACCGTTGGGGTCAGAGGTCGGAATAGTAGCTCTGTTGCCTCGCCCACCAGGTGGAAGCTCATGACGGGCGGTGAAATCGATATTAATACCCATTTCAATCAGATAGGAAATATTGGACTGGAGGCGGCTGACCTTATCGGCTTTGTCACCATCGATGCGGTCTTGGATAAAGGTATTGATCTGCTGGTTCAATTGCACCTGGAGGTCGCTCACCGAAATACTGTTGGCTCCTCCGGTTTCGGCGACCGTACGAATAGTGACCTCATGAACCTTGAAGTAGTCGTCGAACACTAGAACGGGCCGCCCGGCAGTCTGGCTTATGACCTGCGTCAGTTGCCCCGTCAATCCACCTTGTGCTGAGTAGCTGGGGGATGACAGCCAGTCGGTATAGAGGTCAGGAATTCCGTGAGTAATTCGGATCGGCTCTGGTTCCGCTGCGAGCAGAACACGCTGTGCCTCCTCTCGTTCTGGATTTTCTAGGTAATTGTATAGCCGCTCCAGATTGCGCTGAAGGGGCTGATCCAATTCTCTATCCACCTTAGTCTCCTCTGCTTAGTGAAGCCAATTTGTTATTTCATTGATTGTTCGCACTCGCTTTCTAGACGATTGAACTCAGTAGAATACTTGTCATATTCATTTTGCATTTTTTCCGGCAAATACTCTCGCTTCAGGTCTCTGAAGAAGCTGCCCTTCTCTAGTATCTTCTTGCATTGGTGGTTTTTGGCAGACAAGGAGAGATGTGCCGTATGAAAAACACGAGAGAGATAACCAAAACCTTCAAACATGTCCCTACACTCTGTTATCAGTTTTCGAGAAATCCAGTAGGCCTTCTCTGTCTCGTTATTCTTCAGTGCTTTCTTCACTTGCTTGTCGTTGAATTTTATAGAGGCGGGCTCGCAGATTGGGGAAGGCTTCCAATACGTGCCAGTAAAACCTGCTGCCGCCCCGCAGAAGCCCTGACAGTCCCTACTTGCGACTCCTTTCTCTATGGTAATTCTGTCATCATTCAGTTTGAAAACGACATCGCACGACATATCGCCGATGCCACGGACGTCGACCTGCACATGATCTGACTCTATAGTTCCATTCAATCCGCAAGCATGGGCATTGTGTCCAGTGCTTCGTATCCGAAACTTTTGAAGTCCTTCGAATAACGGAGATATCGTCAGCAGCCCACTATTTCCAGTCCTATAGTAATCCCCGGGTGGGAAGTAGCTCTTTGGTTCTTCAGCGACACAAAGAGTGATATTGTAGCAAAGGGCGAGTATGGCAAAAATGCTAATGCTTTTGAGCTTCAT